AGGCGATTAAACCTTGCTTCTGCCAGAGCGATAAACTCTGGTATCCTATCGGTTAAGTCATCCCTGTCTAACCAGTTGGCAACAGCGGTGTTTAACTCGCTGTAATTCGATATTGCCATTTTACTTACTTAGTTCAGTAATGTATACCGTTGCGGTTCCAGTGCCGGTAATAGCCGCGCCTTTGGCTCCATCGCTAACCTTAAACCAATAAGGTGTGTTTGCCGCGATATAAGTAGACGAAGTGGCCGCAGTAGGCGTACCAGCAAAGTCTACAAAACAAGCCGCAGTAGCCGTAACCATCACAGCCGTAACTCCTGTATCAAAAGCGGAGGTAGCGGTTGATCCACTTGAAGTGGTGGCAGACAACGTATGGGTTGTCAAAGGTCGCCAAACATTGTTAATGTCAACGTAACTCATATCTTTATCCTATATATTAGTGGGTGCTACTTTAAAGTATTTATTGTCTGGATCGTTGAGATACTTGGCTAACAGTTTGCTATCTCTCTGGATAGCCCCATTAGTTTCCTGCATCCAACGCTCCCAAACATTAAATGGGATAGAAGCGGCTTTATGCCACTCGCCTCTTTTGCCCATAGTCCTCTTGTCACCATAGGCATTGTATTCTTTCTTGTTCTGCTCTAGGATGGGTTCTACATCCTGAACAGTATTAAATGTACCAGTACCGTCTGCGTGTTCGTGTACATACGTTGTTCTGTACGGAGTTTGGTCAAATATTGCTTTCTTAGACACAGTAAGTCTTTACCCCACCTATGTTTTTTCTGACACCATTATCCCTCATATCTTTGAGGTGCTTATCAAGCAACTGGTCAGAGTTCATTGGTTTACGCTTGCTCTTCTTAGAAGGAGTAGCGCCTAGTTTTTTTGCTAACTTTTTTTCTGCTTTATTCATAGTAGATTGGGGGCGAGTTTCCCCGCCCCCTACCTATTTACGCCTTGATGTCAGCCAAGAAGCCAGACGATTTTTCGTTGTTGACCTTCAGGCCATACTCAACGATCAACATCTGCTGAATGGAGTCACCAGTTTTAGCGAGGGTTTCCGTCTTGAAAGGACGGAGATAAGCAACTTCAAAGAAGTCCATATCCAGAACAAACAAATCCTGTGCGCGGAATTGATTTCTGCTTGGTACAATCTGAAAAGTTCCAAAGTCAGACACATACACGTCCACCGCAGCAACAACGTGGGCAGGAGCCACTTTGTCTGCCGAAGTACGCAACTCGGATACGCTCTGAGCAAGATCAGAGATAGCCTGTTTAATAGCAGGCTTACACATAATCATGTCAGGTTCACCACCTTCGTCATAAGTGTCCTTAATGACTTCTTTCAGCATGGCTTCCGTGATGGAGGCCGTAGCCGTAGCATCGGTAGGTGCAGACGTACCAGAACCGCCAGCCGCAGGCGTACCGCTTGAGGGATTGCCTGAAACCCAGTTCGTAGCAACCCAAGACGAAAGACCGCCAGTTTTACGAGCCGTTGCACCCGAACCATAAGAGCCGCCAACACCGGCGTTCTGTGCTTCGTTACTGGTCAACTGATATTCCATATCTCGTTTCAACTGTTTGGCTTTCTTAGCCAACTGATATGCCTGTGCAGACTTGAAGCCTGCGTTATTAACGGCCTCGTTAGTGCCGGTAGTTTGGACTACATAGCGAGAAATCTGCGTGTAGTTACCAACGCGAGTCGGTACTGCACGAGCATCTGCACTTGCATCGTCACCTTCAACCTGCTGGTTCGAGGAACCGGCGGCGATTGTGTCAGTCTGCCACTCAAAATAAGTATTATCAGCGGTAGCCTTGCCACAACCAGACATGAAGGGAGTATCAAGCGGCGCGATGTTGTAGATAATATCGCTTAAGTCCTCACGAATTGAATCTAACCTAGTAGCGCCACTTGAGGCTTTAAAGGTATAGTTCGTATTAGTAGGAACTGCCATAGTAATTACTCCTAATTAAAGGTCTATAAAATCCTCCAAAAGACTAGCGGCATCTCTTGAATGTCCTGTCTTTTGGAGGCGCTTCATCTTATCAGCACGTTTACTACGATCACTGGCCTTTTTAGTTACGCCTTTTCCTGAACGTATTACCTTGGGTTTATTCTTTAACTTTTTGGACTTTACATCAGATTTCTGTAGAGCATCATATTTTTGCGCTTTCATCAAAGTAATGAAATGCCTATGGTCTATTAACTCTTTCAGTTCTTCTTTTGTATATCCCTGCTCTAAAGCATAAGTTGAGAGTTCGGATGCCATCTTATTGCGTTTCTCTGGTTCATTCCATTCAGGCACAACATCTACTAATTTTTTGTGTTCTTCCTGAACGGCTAGAGATCGCAATTTCGCTAACTCTTCCTGTCCTATATTAAATTCTTGGGCCTGCTGATCCCGCGCTCTCTGCACGTTATTCTCGGCATCACGCAATTCCTCTTTTTTGGTTACAAATGCAATGGGGTCTGATTCTCTCAGTTGTTCCCAATTTATATTTGCAAACTGTTCCAGTCCTTGCGCTGAATTATTTATAAATTGTCCAAGTGCTTCAACATACTGCTGACGCTCCGCTTGTGCCTGAACGATTTCATTAGCCCACTGCTGTTGCATTTGGGCCATATCATTTCTCTGGCTTGCAAGTTCTTGCGTTTTTCGGGTATAGTCAGACTGTCGGGAATATCCCTGCATAAGTTCGTCAAGGCTTACCTCAACCTCTTCACCATCTACTTTAACTGCGTAGGTGGTATTAAGACCGGGTTCCTCTTCGTCCTCATACTCGTCTAACTCTTCCTCAGATTCGTCCTCATCCTCAACGGATTCTTCTTCCTCTTCGGAAACCTCTTCAGATGATTCGTCTTGAATTTCTTCAGTAGACTCTTCAACTTCTTCAGGTTGAGCCTCTTCGGATTCTGGTTTGACCTCTTCAGGTTCCATCATTCCTAATAGGGCGTTGGTTGCTGACACGATACTGCCGTCAGTAAGTTGCGGGGCTTCTTGCTTATCCGCCATAATAAATTCTCCTATATATGGTATTCCTTGATCTTCTCTGCCATCTCTCCAGTTTCAACAATACTGGTTAGATGAAGGCGTAGTCGTTCAAGGAGTCGTAATGACAGCCAACATTGCTCTCGGCTATCGACATCGTTCACACTTGAGTTTGCCCAAGTGTTAAAAATACTTTCTCCTAATGAATCAAATGCTTCGTTGTACATCGGGTCATTGAGGAGGCGTTTTGCTTGTTCCTCTCTTTGTTTGTCTATCACCCTATTAAGACACCTCTATTCTGTTTCTCTTCTAATGCAAGTTCAGCGGCTTTAAGTTGTGCATCAACTGCATCTTTCTTTGCTTCCTGTTCAATCTTCCGCATTTTAACCTGTACGTCTGCGGCTTTGATCTCTAACTCTTTCTGTTTGACCTGCATCTCCATCTGGGCCAACTGATCTTCTGTGGAGGGTTGTTCAGGTTGTGGGGGCGGGGGTTGAGTCAAGAAGTCATCTACATTCTGATAACCCATCGCCTTAATCAAGGCGGCTCCAAGGTTATACATATTCTGTGGAGTTACGATAGGTAAGCCACCCTGCATAGCCTGTCCCGCAAACTGCAACATCTGAGAGAGGTGAGCCATCTGCTGGTCTTTCGAGCCATTCCCAAGCGCCACAGATACAGTGCAATCCATCTTGTCTGACCAACTATCGGGGCGTACAGGAACCCACTCATTCCTTAACATAACCACCCGCTCCTTATCCTGATATTTCAGGAGGAGTTCGTAGATGCAGTACATCAGTTCCTTAACGCCTGTCTCTGCAAACTGTCTGGCAATCAACTCTACCCTGCTCTGGGCATTAGTCATAACAGCATTAACCGCTGTAGCCGTTGTATGGCTTGTCAGGGCATCTGCGTTGATACCTTGTGTATTTTTATTTACACCTGTCCTAGACTCCCTTACCTCATCTAGATACCCCAGCATCTGGAATGATTCTGGCTGTAGGGGAGGGGTAGCCAAGGGCATGACCGCATTGGGGGATTTAACTCGTACTACACCCCCCGGCCTCTGGGTTAGCAAATCATCCAAATTCGCTTGACCTTCAAGGACAGCATACCTACCGTAGTTCTGGTTGTAGGCGTTATCCATTAGGTTACGCAGTAGCGTACTCTTGATTAACTGTAAGTCCATCACAAGATCAGCCACCGACAGACCGTAGAACTTATGGGGGATTTTTAAGGGGGTGATAGAAACAAACGGAGCCTTGTCAATCTCTTCATTAGAGAATACATAATCGCCCACAGAACAAACCTTCCTAAGTTCCGCTATACCATCTTCATCGTAATCTGTTTTAATAAATGATTCGTAAAGCCAATATTCTCTTAATGCTTCCTCTGTATTACTTTCTAACCCATAACCAGAGAAGGTTGCATGGCTGTTATCAAAGGAGAATCTTGCAAGGCGCTCTGCATTGGGGTCAATCATATCATCGCCGCTACCCAAATCTTCAGGCCCAAAGTCCTGATCTGGGTACATCTCCCTTAATTCAGATAGTGTTTTCTTTACACGGTGACAGGTAAATCTAGCGTCATGTATTCCCTTGGCTTCGCGGGAAATGAGGAATTCTTCTGGTGGTACGTTTTCAATGCGAACCTTGCCATTATAACCAATACGTTTAATAACAACGTCATGGTAAACTCCGCCATCTTCTGTTATACTGTTTGACTGTACCTCAGTGTGTTCAAGAACCTCTACGTCATCGCTTGAGATGAGATATTCAAACTCAACGTCGCCAAGATTGTGATACTCTTCTCTCTGTATTTCTTCATACTCATCCCACCATACTTTAATAATACCGTTCTTCTGTAGAAGGGCATCATGGAACCATGAATAAAGAATTTCCC